CCTATGGTGGCAACGCAGCCTCTTCAGGATGGATGGGACATTAATGCCTCTCGTTAAGAGCACCAGCAAGAACGCCTTTCGTAAAAACATCAAAGCGGAAGTCGCCGCCGGTAAGCCGGTGAAACAGGCCGTCGCCATCGCCTACTCAACCAAGCGCAGCGCAGCCGCCAAGAAGGGCAAATCTTGTGGCAAGTGATGATGTCGTAGCGGCTGGCAAGGTCAGCGACAACCCGGACGATGACCGTCTGGCCACCATGCGTCACCGCTTTACGGTGGCGCAAGCCGCCTATAGCGACTCACGCGAAGACGAGCTGGACGACTTACGGTTCATGGCGGGCTCGCCAGACAACGCGTGGCAGTGGCCGGCGGATGTGCTGGCGACACGCGGCGCGGTGCAGGGCCAGACGATCAACGCGCGGCCATGCCTGACGATCAACAAGCTGCCGCAGCACGTGCGGCTGGTCACGAACGAGCAGCGCCAGAACCGTCCGACTGCCCGCGTCATCCCAGCCGATGAGAACGCTGACCCGCAGGTTGCGGAGATCTTCGACGGTATCGTGCGGCACATTGAGTATATGTCCGACGCGGACGTGGCCTATGACACGGCCTGCGACAACCAGGTCACATACGGCGAAGGTTACATCCGCATCCTGACGGAATACTGCAAAGAAGACTCGTTCGAACAGGACATCCGCATCGCGCGCGTCCGTAGCAGCTTCAGCGTCTACATGGACCCGATGATCCAAGACCCGTGCGGTCAGGACGCCAATTGGTGCTTTATCACGGAAGACATTCCAAAGGCTGAATACGAGCGTATGTACCCCGACGCCACGCCTGTGACCGGCATGATGTCTCAGGGCGTGGGCGACCAGACGCTCAGCATGTGGGTCAGCCAAGAGACTGTCCGCATCGCTGAGTATTTCTACGTTGAGCATCGCAAGGCGACGCTGAATCTATACCCGGACAACATCACGGCCTTTAAAGGCACGCCGGAGGATAAACGGCTCATGGCCGCCTACGGTAAGCCGCTGCGTTCGCGCGAGAGCGACCGTAAGCAGGTCAAGTGGATCAAGACCAACGGCTATGAGGTGCTGGAGGAGCGCGAGTGGGCGGGTAAATATATCCCCGTGATCCGTGTCGTCGGCAACGAGTTCGAGGTCGACGGTCAGATCTACATTAGCGGTCTTGTGCGCAACGCCAAAGACGCGCAGCGCATGTATAACTATTGGGTCAGCCAAGAAGCGGAAATGCTCGCGCTGGCCCCCAAAGCGCCGTTTATTGGCTACGGCGGCCAGTTCGAGGGCTACGAAACCAACTGGAAGACGGCTAATACGAACAACTGGCCGTATCTGGAGGTCAATCCCGATGTTACCGACGGAGCCGGCAACCCGCTACCGCTACCTGAACGCGCCCAGCCTCCGATGGCTCAAACGGGCCTTATTCAAGCCAAGATGGGGGCTGGCGAAGACATCAAATCGACCACTGGCCAGTACGATAGTAGCATTGGGGCGACTTCCAACGAGCGGACGGGTCGTGCGATCCTCGCTCGGGAGCGGCAAGGCGACACGAGCACTTATCATTATGTCGACAACCTCGCGCGGGCGGTAAAGTATGTCGCGCGCCAGCTCGTCGATCTGATTCCGAAGATCTACGACACGCAGCGCGTCGCCCGTATCATCAACGTCGAGGGTGAAGTCGGCATGGCGCGCATCAATCCGGCCCAGCCGGAGGCGGTGCGGTCAATTGTCAACGAAGAGGGTATTGAGATCGCTAAGATCTACAATCCGAACGTCGGCACCTATGATGTGCATGTGTCGTCTGGCCCCAGCTACATGACCCGTAAGCAGGAGGCGATGGACACAATGGGCCAGATCCTCCAGACCAACCCGGCGTTGTGGTCGGTTGCGGGCGATCTGTTCGTCAAGAACATGGACTGGCCGGGCGCGGAGACGATGGCCAAGCGGTTCGAAAAGATGCTCGACCCGAAAGTGCTTCAGGACACCGACGAGTCGCCGGAAGCGCAGGCCATGCGGATGCAGATGGAGCAGATGGCGCAGGAAATGGAGCAGACAACGGCCCAGATCCAGGCGCTTATGCAGTCCTACGAGATGCAGAAACTGGCTATTGATGAGCAAAACAGCCAGATTAAGGCTTATGAAGCTGAAACCAAGCGCATCTCGGCCACGCAGGCGGCCATGACGCCAGAACAGGTTCAAGACATCGTTCAGGGCACCATTGCGGCGGCTATGGACGTGGGTGACATCGTGCCGGGCAACGCGGCCATGAGGGAAATGGGACAATGAGCTGCGCAGACTTGATCGGGCACCTGTTTTTAGCGCGGGATGTTACTCATTCCGTCCATCTCAACACGCGGTCTTACGCCAAGCATAAGGCTCTGGGCGGCTTTTACGGCAAAGTCATCGACTTAGCGGATGATCTGGCGGAAGCCTATCAGGGCCGACATGGGTTAATCGGCCCGATCACGCTGCATTCGGCGGAAAAGACCAACAATGTTGTTGATTTTCTTGAAGATTCGCTGAAAAAAGTCGAAAATTTACGCTATAAAGTTTGCGATAAAGAAGACACGGCTATTCAGAACATCATTGATAGCATCGTGGACTTATACCTTTCCACCCTGTATAAATTGAAGTTCCTAGCTTAATCTTCGGGGCGCATAATGGCCGACGTAAAAATATCGCAGCTTCCGCAGGCGTCTTTGCCATTATCCGGCACAGAAGTATTTCCTCTAGTGCAGAATGGCGTGACTGTTCAAGCGCCTGTCGGCGGTAATGATTCGGTGCTGAATATAACCGCTTTGCGTGCGGTTACGCCCACGGCCGGTCGGAACATTTATGTCGATGGGTATTATGCTGAAGGTGATGGCGGCGGCGGCAATTTCTACGGCGTAACCGGCGGCTCTTATACTGATAACGGCGGCACAATTATAACGCCAAATGGAGCAACAGATACAAGCGCTTGGATTAGAAATTCCAGTGACGTTGTAAATGCAAAATGGTTTGGCGCTGTGGGTGATGGCGTCACAAACGATACAACAGCAATACAAAACACGGTTAATTACGCGTGGCTTACCGGAAGAAAGGTTTATATACCTGCGGGTAATTATCTGGCAAAAATAACTGTCCCGCCCACACCTGGAGAATTTAGAGGAAAGATATTTTCTCTCACCGGAGACGGTGCGGCATACCCGTTTTTGGGGGACCCCTACATTGGAGGAACAAGAATTGTTTCCCCGGACACAGACCCTGTTCTGACATATAACAACACAATCGTTGGTAACGTTTCCTCCGGACATATTTATATTGAGGGTATTAGATTCCTTGCTAACAATACGACACAGGCATTGTATTTTCAGTCATTTTCGGACTTTTGCGTAATTGACAAGTGTGAAGTTCGGCAAAACGGCGCTGGTAACGGCATACAATTCGACAGAGCTTATGGCGGGACTATCCAAAATACGCACGTTTTCAATAGCCAAATTGTTGCGCCTTATGGAACGGTAAGAACCGGAACAGCGATTGTTATGAATACGCTGACCAATTCCGGCGCGTTGCTTACTCTTCGCAAAGTGTCCGCTAGAGGGTTTAATACGGGCTATCTTGTCGGCGCAGCGACACCTAATAGTATTCTTTCCACCCGTCTTGACCAATGCGAATGCTCTACGATGACGACTGGCATTGTTGTCAATACGGGCACGTATAAAACGGTTGTCGATAACTGTTTCTTTGAGGGTATTGAAGGAACTTGTGTTGATGATAAAGGCACTGCTACGACTGTTTCTAATTGCTTTATGGTAGGAACGTCGACAACGCCGTTTGGCATGGGCATAAATAGTTCGTATGCTACTCACGGGAATGTCTATTACGCAAATATGATGTTCTTGTCCCATTCTAATACTACAGGCATAGATTTATACACGGATGGCGACGCTCTGGGCCGTCGAAAAGTTGTCAGAGACAATTATATCTATAACAGCTCTGCGGCTGGATCTACGAATATAGTTGGCCTAAAACTTACTGGCTTGAACCCGACGCTGGCCGTCGAGGGTAACGATTTTAGGCCGATTAGAGCTTGGACTTCCGGCTCTGGGACTATAAAAATTGACGATCAATCGACCGGAACCATACGCGGAACGATACCGATTACTGATACGCTGAATGAATTTCAGTTGTACTCAAATGCCAGTATTTCGCTCGGAACTTCTGGAACTTTGACGCAGACTGCCGTAACAGGCGGCTCACTGGAAATGGGCGCAGGTTCATACGCCGATTTTATCCCGTCTATTGCGACAAATGTTTCATCGCTATCAATGACAGGGGCAAAATACGGAAGACTTGTGATTCTGTATGTTGGGCCGTTAGGAACAATTCAAGATTCTCCGTTTATGATATTAGCCGGAAGTGTTAATTTTACCGGGGCGGGAATTTTAACCTTATACACTAGGATAATCGGCGGAACCGTTTATGCCTACGAACTATCAAGATCTAACCTATAAGATGAGAGGGTATCATGGGGTTAAAATCTACGACTGTTTGTCTAGGCTATCAGCAAATCACGTCGCTTAGCGCTGCTACGGGGCTAACAGTTCCAGTTGGCGCTACTTCAGCGCTTATTGTAGCCTCATCGCAAGCTATACGCTGGCGTGATGATGGTGTTAATCCTACGGCAAGCGTGGGAATGCCTGTCACTATCGACACGTATTTTAGCTATGATGGCGACCTAAATCGTATCAGGTTTATCGAACAGCTTTCTGGCGCGGCCCTGAATGTGAGCTACTACGCATGATCCGTTTTCGTAGCATTCTGAATGGCGATATACGCACTAAATGGCGGCGTGAATCTTTCGACGCTGGCTATGGATCGTTTGTGCCATTCAGTCCGCTATTGGCAAATGTTTCACCTGCTATTCAGGCTAATTTTCTGGATTTAACCCCATATACTGCCCCCGTGTGGTTAGATAACAGCGGCACAACGGGCAACCGGATGTATTATGACAGCACAGGAGTCCTAACGTGGGCTCCGGCGAATCTCATTCCGACATCCGCAACGCTGACAACGCAGACAATCACAAACGCGATAACCGCTGGCGGTGATTACATGCTGTCGGCAGAAGTAGCTGCCGGCGCAAGTGTAGCTGTAACAGGCGGCGCTACAGCCACATTAAATACCTCTAGTAGTTCGGTAGGTTCGCGGTATTATGTCAAGCTATCGGCTTTGTCGACGGGCTCGTTGACGTTGACAGTTACTGGAGCCGTCACTAATGCGCAATTAGAGCGTATCACATACCAGACAACGCCTAGAACGCTAATAGCGACTACAGGAGCGCAAAAATTTCTCCCTAGATTTGACAGTTATTATGATACAACCGATAGCACTTGGAAAGCTAAAGGGCTATTGATAGAAGAAAGTCGTCAGAACCTTGCGACATATAGTGAGCAATTAAATAACTCAAACTGGACGCTTGGTTTTTCTGGCCTACTTGCTTTTGGAAGCGGCTCTATCGCCAATGACACTGTTGCTCCAGACGGAACGACAACAGCGGATAAAATTGTCGAGAACACTGCCGCTTCGGCGCAGCATAGATTTTTCAATAATTCCGCGTTTACCGTAACTAACGGCGCAAGCGTAGCGTATTCAATATTTGTGAAAGCAGCAGGTAGAACATCGGTAAGGCTTACAGACAACGCTTTGCAAGGGGCAACATTTGACTTAACGACAGGCGCGGTAAGTCTTGTGAGCGTTGGTGTTACTGCAACAGCAGTTCCCGCCGGAAACAATTGGTGGCGTATTGGAATTACCAAAACATCAGGGTCTGCGTCAGGGCGTATTGCTATCTATTTTGTTAAGGATGGGGCGACGACTTATACGGGCGACGGTGTGTCGGGCATTTATGCTTGGGGCGCGCAAGTTGAGAATAGTTCTCCTTCTGTGTCTAGCTATATTTCAACAGTAGCCGCTTCCGTGACTCGCTCTGCCGACATTATAAGTCTTTCGGGCGCTGCCTTGACTGCGGCCGGCGCGGCTACAGGATCTGCTATTGTGCAAACGTCTGCGTGGTTAGACGCCAGCATTGTAAGAGATCTGTTATCCACATCTACAAGTCGTCGGTTGCTATATTCAAACAGCAGCAATACCGCGATTTCGACGACTAACGGAACGACTGCGCTTTCGGCAACGCTCGGTAGCGCCGGGACATTCACTGGGGGCTCGGCAAGAACTGGTATCGCGTGGGGGGCTTTGGGCCGGTCTATTGTTGGCAATAATGGCGTTTTGATTGCGGACGCTGTCGTATTAGGCTCTGGAGCCACCGTAAATCTTGGCGGCTATGCGTCCACCACTACTTTTGTGGGGTGGGTAGCATCTATGGCGCTATATGACCAAAAACTTCCTAATGTCCTTCTAAAACAAAAGTCATCAGTAGGGGCGACATATTAATGCGCGAGATTGTATTTAACTCTGGCGATTATGCCACGCTCTTGGCGGACGCAAAAAAGCTCGGCTTTATAGATGCTGACGGCAATATTGTCACAAACGGCGTGCTGGAAGATGGCGGTGGGTGGTTTCTAAATATTTGCGGGCTAATCTATGAGACGATTACCGAACCTGTGGATATTGAAAACCCGCCGCCGTTGATCGCAAAAGAAGGGTATTGGGGTCGTCTTCGCGTAAACGGAACCCCAAAATCAATGCCTGAATTTTCGAACGCGATCACGCAATATGTTTACCAAACTGGCACGGCGAAAACTCCGGGAAAATGGGTTAACGCCGCCACAAAAGATCCAGCGCCCGATTGGGTTGCGGATGTTGGCGTAATAGCCTAATATAAACAAACCGACTAGCCGGACAGCTAGGTAGGAGACGTAATGTCTGACGATGAACAGGCTGTAGCGGAGATCAGCCCCGCGCCGGAACCGGAAGCTACGGCAGCGCCGGAATCTGTTGATACGACGCCGGAGGAACAGCCGCATACAAAATCGTTCTCTCAAGAAGAGTTGGACGCGATTGTAAGCAAGCGCCTTGCAAGAGAACAGCGTAAATGGGAAAGAGAGCAAGCCCAACGGCTTCAGCAGGCCCAAAAGCCTGTAGCGCCTCCTCCCGCGCCGGATGATTTTGAGTCAGCTCAGCAATACGCGGAAGCGTTAGCCGAACAAAAAGCTCAAGAGCTTTTAGCGCGTCGAGAAGCCGAAGCCCAGCAAGCGGCTCTTTTAGAGTCCTATAAGGACCGCGAAGAAGAAGCTAGGGATCGTTACGAGGACTTTGAACAAGTCGCGTATAACCCCAGTCTTCCCGTCACGGACGTTATGGCTCAAGCGATTCAGGCTTCTGATATTGGGCCGGAGGTAATTTATTACCTTGGTTCCAACCCAAAAGAAGCCAGCCGCATTTCCCGTCTGCCGCCAGTCTTGCAGGCAAAAGAGATCGGGAAGATCGAGGTCAATTTGGCCACGAACCCGCCGGTTAAGAAAACCTCAACCGCGCCCGCACCTCTTGCTCCTGTCACAGCTACCCGGTCAAACTCAGGCCCACGTTACGACACGGCAGACCCCCGGTCTATCAAGTCGATGTCAACGTCGGAATGGATAGAAGCGGAACGGCAGCGTCAGATCAAGAAGTGGGAAGCGCAGAATCGGAGATAAGGAATGTCTAACTCAATTCTTACGATTGACATGATTACTCGCAAGGCTCTTGAAATCCTTGAGAATAATCTTGTCCTGACGCGCACCGTTAACCGCCAGTATGACGACTCTTTCGCCGTTGAAGGCGCTAAGATCGGCTCGACCCTGCGTATCCGCCTGCCCGACCGCGCTCTGGTCACGGACGGCGCTGCGCTCCAGGTTCAGGACGACAACGAGCAGTACACGACCCTGACTGTTTCTTCGCAGAAGCATATCGGCGTGAACTTCACGACCGCCGAACTGACCATGCAGTTGGACGACTTCGCGGAACGCGTGCTGAAGCCGCGTATTTCGCAGCTCGCCGCCAGCATCGACGCTGACGTTGCCAACTCGTTCAAATACATCGGCAACTCGGTCGGCACGCCCGGCACGACCCCGGCCACTTCGCTGGTTCTGTTGCAGGCGCAGCAGAAGCTGAACGAGAACGCCGCTGTCATGTCGCCGCGTTATGCGACGGTCAACCCGGCGGCTAACGCTGCGCTGATCGAAGGCATGAAGGGCCTGTTTAACCCGGTTTCGGCCATCAGCAAGCAGTTCAAAAACGGCATGTTTGGTGAAGGCATCCTCGGCTATGACGAGCTGAATATGTCTCAGTCGATCAAGCAGTTCACGACCGGCTCGCGCGCCGGCACCGTGACGGTCAGCACCTCGGTTACGACCGAAGGTTCGAAGACCATCGTTCTGACGGGCCTTGGCTCAACGGTTATTAAAGCTGGCGACGTGTTCACGATCGCTGACTGCTATGCCGTTAACCCGCAGACCCGTGAGTCGACTGGCTCGCTGTATCAGTTCGTTGCTCTGGCTGACGTTACGGCGTCCACCACGGCTTCGGTCACTGTTCCGGCGATGTATTCGGCTGGTCAGGCTCTCGCCACGGTCGACGCTCTGCCGGTCTCCGGTAAGGCCGTCACTTTCTACGGTTCTGCTTCGACGCAGTATCCGCAGAACCTGATCTACCATCGTGACGCTATTGCGTTCGCCACCGCCGATCTGCTTATGCCGCAGGGCGTCGACATGGCTTCGCGTCAGGTTCACAATGGTATCAGCCTGCGCGTCGTTCGCCAGTATGACATCAACAACGACCGCCTGCCGTGCCGTATTGACGTGCTGTATGGCTACTCGGTCATTCGTCCGCAGATGGCTGTCCGTCTGTGGGGCTAATTTGATGGGGCTTCGGCCCCATCTTCTTCTAATTCAAGGAGTTAATCCATGACGACTACTTCTAACGCGGCGTATCCGCTTGAGACGTTTGGCCCCTACACCGCCATTCCGAATGGCGATGGTGGCTATCAGTATTCGGCGGGCAACCGCACCGAACCGCTGGTTCTTCCGCAGGGTGCTCCGGCGGTTCTGACTGGCGCTACTGTTACGGTCACGGCGGCTAATCTGGCGGCGGGCATTGTTACGATGGATTCCGGCGGCACGGACGCCGGCACCTATACGTTCCCGACAGGCGCGCTTATTGACGCGGCTTTCCCGAGTGTTGCGGTCAATGCGGCTTTTGACGTTGTCTTTATCAACATTGGCGACAATGCTGCTAATGACGTGACGTTCGGCGCGGGCACTGGTAACAGCATCGTTGGCAACGCGGTCGTCATCGACGGTGCTACCAACCCGTCTTCGGCTATCTTCAGTTTCCGTAAAACGGGCACGGCGGCGTATTCGATTTACCGCATCGCGTAATTATAGGAGAAGGCAATGCCTAACACTAAATCTGTCGGTGTTGCCTTCTCTGATCCCGAACTCGTTGCTGGCACGACCATCACGGGTGCGACGATCAGTGGAGGCACTATTTCTGGCGCTACTTCTGTAAGCGCGAGCGACATTACCACGACTGGCGGTCTGTATCTTAAATCGGCTACCGTCGCAGCGGCCGGTTCGACACAGGCCAATGCGGCGGCGGTTTCGGACGGCTTTACGCTCGTGTCGGCCGCAGACGGCACCAAGGGCGTTCTTTTGCCGCCGGCGATTGCTGGCCGCACGGTCATTCTGAAAAATAACGCCGGGTCGACCCTTAAAGTTTGGCCGTCGTCAGGAGATGGCATTAACGCCATTACTGTTGACTCCAACTTTACGATGCTGACGCTTACCGCATGTTTATTCGTGGCTTACGATTCGACGACGTGGTATTCAGTCCCGCTAGTTGCGTCCTAATTCAATCTTACGGGCGGGCTACGGCCCGCCTGGCCCTTACCATAGGTGAAAAATGGCCCTGATTTATTTGCGTCATGAGCGTCATGGCGTTAAGATCGCTACGCTAGAAATGGAAGCCGAAGCCGACGAAGAAAACGGCTGGGAAAGGTTCGATCCAAATGACAACGACAGCGGGCGATCAGATCAACGGAGCGTTGAGACTGTTGGGCGTCCTCGCCGAAGGAGAAACGCCTTCAGCAGAGACATCGCAGGACGCGTTGACAGCGTTGAATCAGATGATCGACTCGTGGAATACTGAGCGGCTATCGGTATTTGCCACACAAGATCAGATATTTACGTGGCCGTCCGGTGTGCGTGAGCTGGACATTGGTCCAACCGGCGACATTATTCTGAATAATGCGCTCTTGTCGACGCAAGAATCGGTGCCGCTTACGACGCAAAGCTCGTTTGAGATCTTAGCAACTATTAAAGGCGGTCGCCCTATTCTGGTCGATGACGCCACATATTTCCGTGATCCGCAGACCAATGTGTCTTACGGTATCAAGCTGATTAATCAGCAGCAATACGATGGTATTGCGGTCAAGACCGTCACTAGCACTTATCCACAAGTCATGTGGGTAAATATGTCTTTTCCGAATATTACTATGACGGTGTATCCAGTCCCTCTTAGGGCGCTTGAATTTCACCTGATCTCAGTCACGCCGCTTGATACGGCGGCTACTTTGGCCACGCCGCTGTCTTTTCCGCCAGGGTATTTGCGCGCGTTCAGATATAATCTGGCCTGTGAAATGGCTCCTGAATTTGGCGTAGAGCCGTCCGCGCAAGTGCAACGCATTGCTATGTATAGCAAGCGAAATCTTAAGAGAATCAACAACCCGGATGATATTATGGCGCTGCCGTATAGCATTGTCGGGACACGTCAACGCTATAACATTTATGCGGGGAATTATTAATGTCTACCGTTAAGATCGCCGATCTTCCTGTCGCTACTAGCGTCGCTGACATAGCTGTTCTTCCTGTTGTTCAGGGCGACATCACTCAACAAGCAACTAGGACTACATTTCTTACCGGCATAACGCTGACAAATCCTAATATCGGGACGCCATCGGCCGGCACGCTGACTAATTGCACGGGATTGCCTATTGACGCTGGTACTTACGGCACGCTTCCGGCTAGTCGTGGCGGGACTGGGCTTACAGCTTTGGGGTCAAATGTAGCCACTTTTTTGGCTACACCTACTTCAGCTAATCTTGCCGCCGCGTTGACGGACGAAACCGGCAGCGGCGTGGTCGTCTTCTCTAGTTCGCCGTCTTTAACAACGCCGGTTCTAGGCGTCGCTACGGCTACTAGCATCAACAAAGTAGCTATAACTGCTCCAGCGACTTCGGCCACGCTTACGATTGCTAATGGCAAGACGCTCACAGCTAATAGCTCACTAACGCTGGCCGGTGTTGACGCTAAAACGCTCACTGTCAACAACTCTCTAACGCTGGCCGGCGTCGATGCCAAAACGCTCACTGTCAACAACTCGCTGACACTGGCTGGCACTGACGCGACCGTTATGACGTTTCCGACCACAAGCGCGACCATCGCGCGGACGGACGCGGCGCAGACATTTACCGGAGATCAGACTTATTTGGGATCGCAGATTGTCGCTGGGCTAAGATCTACTAGCGCCGCCGCGCCGACCATTGCTAGCGCAGCGACTATTGCCCCGACAACGCAGATTGTGTTTATTAGCGGCACGGCAGCTATTGATACGATCACGCCGCCGTCCCCCATATCCCTTGGCGGCGGACAAATTACGTTTATCCCCACGGGTATTTTTACAACGACTACCGCCGGCAACATTGCTTTGGCGTCTACGGCCGTTGTTAGCCGGGCGTTAGTGATGACCTATGATGTCACTACCACTAAATGGTATCCGAGCTATTAAATGAAAACACCGATCTTAGGCTCATCGTATGTTACCCGCAGCATTAACGCTGCGGATAATCGTATGGTGAATCTTTATCCTGAAATCGTGCCTGAAGGCGGCAAAGAGCCCGCATATCTTATGCGCGCGCCGGGGTTACGTTTTCTGGCTACGCTTGGGGCCGGCCCTGTTCGTGGGCTCTGGACTTATGGTGGATACGGTTTTGCGGTTTCTGGCGATAAACTTTACCGAATAGATTCATCTTGGAATGCGACCGTAAAAGGCACTGTTTCAGGATCTGGCCCTGTCAGCATGGTCGATAACGGCACTCAGCTATTTATCGCCTGTAATGGGCCTAGCTACATATATAATCTGACCACAGATGTGTTCGCACAAATCACCGATCCAGATTTTCCTGGGGCGGTTACTGTTGGGTATATCGATGGGTATTTTGTTTTTAATGAGCCCAATAGCCAACGGTTTTGGGTTACTTCGCTGCTTGACGGTCTTTCAGTCGACCCGCTAGACTTTGCTAGTGCTGAAGGTTCGCCTGACGGTCTCGTATCTCTAATCGTCGATCACCGCGAAGTCTGGCTCTTCGGCACTAACTCTGTCGAAGTCTGGTATGACGCCGGGCTTTTAGATTTTCCGCTTGCGCGTATTCAAGGCGCGTTTAACGAGATTGGTTGCGCGGCGGCATATTCTGTCGCCAAACTCGACAACGGGTTGTTTTGGCTGGGCGCAGACGCGCGGGGTAAAGGAATTATTTACCGGTCGCAGGGCTATACCGGGCAACGCATAAGCACGCACGCCGTTGAATGGCATATCCAACAATATTCTGACATTTCTGATGCTATTGGCTATACTTATCAACAGGATGGGCATTCATTTTATGTGCTGATTTTCCCTACCGCCAACACGACATGGGTTTATGACGTGGCGACAGGCGCTTGGCACGAGCGCGCTGGATGGGCGTATGATCAATTTACGCGCCATCGCAGCAATTGCCAGATGGCCTTTAATAATGAGATTGTTGTCGGCGATTATCAAAACGGCAATATTTACGCTTTTGATATGACCAAATACAGCGACAATGGAGATGTTCAAAAATGGCTTCGCCGTTGGCGCGCGCTTCCGACTGGCCAGAATGATCTAAAACGCACAACGCAGCATAGTCTACAACTTGATTGTGAAACAGGCGTTGGGCTAGACGGGTATGATTTTACGACAGTTATTGTCGATTTACTTGCTTCTGAATCGGGGCCGTTAATTACGACCGAATCAGGAAATAATCTATTGTTGAATTTCGCCGTTACTGAAGGCGCTAACCCACAAGTCATGCTTCGGTGGTCCGATGATGGCGGCCATACTTGGTCCAGCGAACATTGGAAATCTATGGGCAAAATCGGTCGATATGGGTTTAGAACAATCTGGCGGCGACTTGGGATGACCATGAAAATCCGTGACCGCGTATATGAGGTGTCAGGAACCGACCCGGTTAAGATTGCGGTTATGGGCGCTGAACTTCTTTTGAGCCCGACTAATGCCTAGCAGCCCCTTAAATATCACTCAGATCCCCGCGCTGCGCGTGCCAATTATTGATCCGCGGACCGGATTAATTTCGCGCGAATGGTATCTGTTTTTTTTCAGTTTATTTAATCTGACCGGAAGCGGCAGCAATGCAATCTCACTGGCCGACGTCCAAGTCGGGCAACCCGAATCGCAACTTGAAACACAACAAGTTCTTGTTGATGCAGCGTTTCAGGCTCTTGGCGTAACGCCTAGCGAATCTGGATGGGAAGCATCTCAAGGGTCTATTGAAAATGCGTTACAGGGTTTTGGCGTATCACCAACTGATTCTGAATGGATAGCGCAACAATTATCTGTCTTTAACGGACTTGACGCTCTTGCAATAGCGCCGGCTTATACTCCGCAAGTTCCTGACATGCGTTATGGCGTATTTTCGGACACAACCACGCAAACGGCGGCGGCGATCAATACGGCGTATGCGGTTACGTTTAACACGACCGATTTGTCTAACGGCGTCTACATAGGGACACCTACGTCACGGGTATATGTAGATAGACTTGGAATATATAATTTTCAGTTCTCAGCCCAGTTGGACCAAGCCGCCTCCGCCGCGCATGACGTTTACATTTGGGCGGATATTAACGGCACAACGCAGCCAAATACCGGCACCAAAGTTACTCTTGTCGGCAATAACGCAGCATCCGTTGCAGCATGGAATTTTGTGTTTCGTCTGAACGCAGGTGACTATTTTCGACTTATGTGGTCTACTAACAACACGGCCTGTCAGATAACAGCGGCTGCGGCTGCGGCACTTGTCCCTGCTATCCCGTCTGTTATTTTGACCGTGACCGATAACATAGGAATTACACGCTAATGGCTAATCTTGGCCCCGCTCCTAAGGCGCAATTTTTTACTGCTGAAGGCCAGCCGCTTGTCGGCGGTAAAGTTTACACTTATGCGGCAGGCACGACCACGCCATTGGCTACTTACACAAGCGCGTCAGGTGGCGCTAACACTAATCCGGTAATATTGGACGGTCGCGGCGAATGTAATCTTTGGTTTTCGCCGACTTCAACGTATAAAATTAAATTAACCGATAGCAACGACGTAGAGATCTATGCCGTCGATAACATTACTAGCACCGGATATGTTTCTGGCGGAACTATTGTTAGTAGCGCTATTGTTAACGGAACTATCTCTAACACGGCGATCACTGGCGGATCCATATCGGGCGCTACTATTGACAACACCATTATTGGGGGCACAACACCAACAACGGCTACGTTTACGACATTTTCTGGTGCTTGGGCGTCATTGCCGGCTGGAACGCGAATGCTGTTTGTTCAGACGGCTGCGCCTACTGGATGGACTAAATCAACGACTGACGACAATAAGGCGCTTCGAATTGTGTCTGGAACTGCTGGAACCGGCGGCTCTGTAGCGTTTACAACGGCGTTTAGTTCTCAATCTATTAGCGGCACAGTTGGCGATACCACGCTTACAATAAACCAGATTCCGGCGCATACGCATTCATATACCGCGGCTGGCGGCGTAACCGTTGTCAATGGTGGCACATCCTTTAGCGCGCTAATAAATGCTTCCGGGCTTACTACAGGTTCTCAGGGCGGCGGCCAACCACATACGCATAGCCTTACTGCTACAGCTCTTAATCTGGCTGTTCAGTATGTAGACGCCATCATAGCGGTAAAAAACTGATGGAGCTGAAGAACGGAAATTTTTGCCCGCTTATTAAAAAAGACTGTGTGCAGCTTAAATGCGCATGGTTTACGCTTTTGCGCGGTACAAACCCAAATACCGGCAAAGAAGTTGACGAATGGATGTGCGCCATCTCGGCCATGCCTATGCTCCAGATCGAGGTCGCCAAAGAGGCGCGCCAAGGCGCAGCGGCTACTGAATCATTCCGAAACGAAGTCGTTGCTTTTAATCAAGAACCTATCCGCCGCTTATCGTAAGGTGCGCCATGACCGTTACAGCAACAAATATTATCCCGTCTAAGACAGCCGAAAATGCGCAGACCACGCAATATACGTCGTCTGGCGTTACGACTATTATCGACAAGTTTACGGCGACTAATTATGGCGCTACGGCTGAAACGATCAGCGTTAATCTTGTCACTGTGACAGACGTAGCGGGCAATCAGAACTTGATCGTCAAGACTAAAACGCTTCAGCCTAGTGAATGCTATACGTTCCCTGAAATTGTCGGGCATGTTCTGTCTAGCGGTAGTTTTATCTCTACTATTGCGAGCGCCGCTACCAGCATTAATATCCGCGCCAGCGGCCGTGTGGTGACGTAATGGCGACGCGGATAGTTAAGAACCGTGATTTGGCGTTAAAAATAGGCTACGCCGCTACGGATTGGAACTATCCGATAACCTTTGACGAACACGTTGCGCGCGCAAAAGGATGGAATGTAGACATTATAGAGCGAGATGGCCAACCAATAGGCGCTATTTTTGAGCGCGACGGCGAGATCCACTGCTCTATTTTGCCTCAGTGGCGGCGCAAATGGCTGACAAAAGGGCTTTTGAGACAGATTGTTGACCGCCCAGGATTTCATACACGGGTGGACGATGGACACGACTATATGTATGGTATTCTGGCGCGACTTGGCATGAAAAGCCGCCCTGACGGCACGGTAGGAAGGATCTGACTATGGGGTGGGGTAAGGCCGCAGAGGCGCAAAATCAAGCCACGCAAATGTCAATGCTTATGCAGGCTCAACAGGCCGCACAGGCGCAGCAGGCGCTTGAACGTGGACAGCAGCAAGCGACCGCCGCTTATCAGCCTTATCAACAGTTCGGCACAGAGGCGACCAATCAGTTGGCGATTTTGATGGGCCTGCGCCCCGGCGCTGGCTCTGGCTCGCTTATGCAGCAGCCCACGGCGGCGCAGCTTGAAATGGACCCTGGCTATGCCTTCCGTGAACAGCAGGGAATGCAGGCTGTTAACCGTTCGGCGGCGGCTCAAGCGGGGCTTCAGTCCGGAGCGGCGCTTAAAGCAGCGCAACGGTTTGGCCAAGACCTTGCCAGCCAAGAATACGGCAACGCATACAATCGCTTTATGGCTAATCGCGCCAATCAAATCGGACTGCTCCAGGGCGGCCAACAGACTGGCTTTAACGCGGCGCAAGGGACCGGCAACGCGGCGCTTGGCACCGCTACAAACTTGGCGCAGAACTATCAGAATCTTGGCCAAGGTTTAGGTCAGGGCTACGCCAATATTGGCGCGGCTAACGCCAGCGCTTACATGGCCCCGACCAATCTTTTAGCGCAGGTGCTTGGCCAAGGCATTCAAGCGGCCGGTTATGCTTACGGACGGAGGCCGCAATAATGGCCGTTCAATATACACCTATTCCTGAATTGCAGGTTCCTAACGTCAATTTTCTTGGCGCTATGGCGCAAGGCGAAGCCGCACGGCTGGCAGAGTTACAGGCCGCTAAAACCGCGCAGGCTATGGAATTACAAGGACGCGCAGCGCAGCGTCAAGAAGAAGAATCGGCGCTGAATGCCAAAGTTAAGCTACAAGAGCTTAACGATAAGATCCGCGCGCATGCTGTCTCGCGCTTAAGCGCCGTGCCAGAAGGCGATCAGGAAGCCTATCTTAAGACGATTGGTGAATTTAAGGACATCTTTCCGGCCGAATACGAAGTGTTGTCTAAGCGCAAATGGGACGCGGACACGCGCCGCATGGTATTGTTAACGCCCGAACAGCAGTATAAACAAGAGACTAAAGACGTGCTGTTGCCGTCCGGTGAGACGCAAACTTACGGCTATAATCCCTATCTCGGCGGCGCTCCGGCTAAACCGATTGGCGGCCTTGTTGGCGCGGCGCAGTACGAGCCGGTTGAGGATAAGAATAAAAACATAATTGGCTACCGCGTTAAAGGAACTACACAGGTCATATCGCCGGAAGCGGCTGCGCCGGCATCAGATATGACAACGTCGCTTATTAAAGAACGCGAAGGCTACATTGAAAAGCCTAAGTATGACGTGAATGCTTATCGCGCCGGCTATGGCAGCGACACGGTTACCCGCGCGGATGGCTCGATTGAACGCATCAAGCCCGGCATGTCGGTCAGTCGTGAAGACGCGGAGCGCGATCTCCAGCGCCGTATTCAGACTGAGTTTGTGCCGAAAGCGGCGGCTAAAGTCGGCGAAGAAAACTGGTCGCGCCTGCCGGAAAACGTGCGGGCGTCGCTTACGTCTATCGCTTACAACTACGGCACAATCCCCAGCCGCATCGTTCCGGCTGTGCAGTCCGGCAATCCTGAAACGATTGCGCGCGCGATTGAAAGTCTCGCTGGCGACAACAAAGGCGTCAACGCTGGGCGTCGTATGCAGGAAGCAAATATTGCGCGTGGCACGGCGTTCCCCGGCACTCGCGCTGTCCCGGCCTTCGCCGCTATGGGCTCGCCTGAATTTATGGGCGGCCCGCAAATTCAGCCGCCGATCAACATGATGGCCCCTGCGCCTGCGCCGGTTAATGCTATGGCTGCACCAATAGCCGCGCCTGCGCCCATCCCTGCACCTGCGCCGATGCCGCCGGTTCCATCTATGGAGATCAAGCCTAAGCGCACGTTTGCGATTGGCACTGAAAAAGCTGCGCAGCAAAAGGCGGCGTTGGAAACTCTTCAGGATCTAGAAATTGATCCGGCGACCGGCGATGACCGCGTGGCGAAACTGATCCGCAAATCCACAAGCGGCGGTCTTGAGACAGGATTGGCTAAGACGGCGGAATATCTGACCGGCGAAGCTACGCCGGGTATGGTAGCCATAGCTGATCTTAAAGGCATTATTAACGACGCCGTTCTGTCTAGGCTTGGCGGCAATCTGGGTGCGCAAATATCTGACGATGATGTTAAATTCATCGAAAAAGCTATGGGCGACATTGCCAATCCTGAGATTGGGTCAAACGCCCGATTGAGCGCGTGGAAAGAAGTTAAGCGCCGGTTGGCCAGATACGCGGATGTTGATCTGCCCGCGCCGCCCTCGCGCGGTAAAGCCGGTGAGATGAACGCACCTGCCGAAAAGCCGACAGAACGTAAACGCATCAAATTCATGGACTTGGGTGACTGATGGACGTTGAACTGCCGGACGGCACCGTTATTGAAGGCGTTCCTGAAGGAACGACTAAGGCTCAACTCATGGCCAAGCTGCGTAGCAGCGGGTATGACGTCAGTAAGCTTGCGCCACCTTCCGATGCAGGGAAATTTCGATTTGCGTCGCCGGAGACGGAACAAACCGGCGTCGAATTTATCGGCGGGTTGGCTAAAGCCGCTGAAGATTATTTTGCTAAACGTCCGATGCCCGAATATGTCGAACGCGTCGCCGGGAATATTCCGCAAGACGTTATGGCCATTTCGCAGGGATTCACGCCCGAGGCGTTGGCGGCTACAGGGCAAGCGTTACGTGAACGCCCGGTCGAAACACTGTCAACTGTTGGCAGCGAAATGCTTCGCGGCGCAGGTAGGTTTGTTCGTGACCCGGCAGGCACTTTTGCCGAAGCGCCCATATCTACGCTGATGGGGCTTCAGGGCGCGCAGCTTCTTCGCGCGCCTAGCCGTTTTGCCGTCAATACTCTGGCCGAAGTTGCTGCGCCGCCAGTGCGCCGCGCGTTGTCGCCAGCCAATCGCATGATTTCTGACGTGTTTGGCGCGCCTGAAATCCAGCCTGCGCTTCAGGCTGCGCCCCCTGGCACGTCGGTTTCGCAGGCTCTGGCGGATCTTAACGCGCCGCGCGCTCAAGCCGTCGCCAGACAGGCGGCGGAGATTGTGCCGGAGGCGACCTACGGAGCGCGTCAGGCACAGGAAGCCTCGCGTGCGCAGCGCATGGCGCAGGTGGCCGGCACGCCGGAAGAATTGGCAGTTCTTGAAGAAGCGCGGTCGGCAGAAGCGGCAGCTAACTATGGCCGCGCTTTCGCGCAAATAATGCCGGAGACACCAGAGCTTACGTCTTTAATGGGTAAGCCATCTATTAAACGCGCGTTTAGCCGTGCGGCGCAGATTGCCAGCGAACGGGGGCGTCCGTTTAAGATCGGCGAAACAACCCCCGAAACCGTCACGCCATCTACAATATTGGATGAATTTGGCCGTCCAGTCCAAAAAGTAACGCCGGCTCAGACCGCTGAATTTCCAGTGGAAAGCCTTCATTATGTGAAGATGGCGTTGGATGATATGATTCGCGATCCAGAAACTTTTGGTATCGGCGCAACCGAAGTTTCCGCTATTAGAAACACACGGCGCAAGTTCATTTCACAGCTTGAAAAGAACGAAGCCTACGCAACGGCGCGTCAAAACTACGCCGAACAAAGCGCGCCAATCAACCGTATGCAAGTGGCCCAGCAACTCCAGAAAGCGCTTATTGCGCCGTTGACCGGCGAAGCTACGCGGGCTGGCGTATTCGCAACGGCGGCCGAAGAAGCGCCGCGCACCATACGAAAAGCCACGGGCCAGCAATTCTTCAATAAACTTGAAGATGTGCTTGATTCCGAAGATATGCAGGTTGTCAACGACATCCGTGATGAGTTCCGCCGTACCAAACTGGCTGACGAACAGGCTAAACTTGGCCGCGCCGCCGCGCCAGAGGTTGACGAATTGGCGTCCGCCAAGATTGCATCGGCTATGAATATTCCGTTCCTTAACCGGGCGTGGACGATTGCCAACACGATTGTTAAACGGTCGCTTGGTAAGATTGACGAAAAGCTCGCGACTGAGATCGGCATGATGATGCAAGATCCGGCCGAACTTAGCAAAGCCATAACTAAAGCTAAAGAGTATGAGGCCAAGACGGCCGGCATAGTCGAAAAAGCAAGAGCCCGTCGCCAAGGTGTTGTCAAAGCCGCGCCGCGTCAGGCCATAGCTGGATCGGTCAGCTTTCAGAATGTCATGGCCCCCGAAAACCGCAACGCGATGGCGAGATGATTATGGTCGAGTATCAAGTTCTCTTTGACGTGGCCATCGGCGTGATCGGTGTGTTGGGTGGCTGGACGCTCAACACGGTCTGGGCGGCTGTAAAGGGTCTTCAGGAAGCCGATAAGGAGTTGGCCGAAAAGGTCGGGCAGATTGAGGTGCTAGTCGCCGGGCGCTATGTGACCCGCGACGAGTTTAATCAGGTGCTGAATCAAGTTTTTGAAAGACTAGACCGCATCCGTGACTTGGTGAGCCGCCAATGAAAGAGAACTACGACGCCTGCCTGAAGCAGACGCTGCGCTATGAAGGCGGCAAGGTCGACAACCCAAAAGATCCTGGCGGCCGGACTGCTTACGGTGTCACGCAAAATACCTACAACGCGTGGAGAGCCAAGCACGGGCTTAGCCAGAAAGATGTGTTTCAGATTGCAGACTCAGAAGTCGCGGCGATCTATCGGCAGGAATACTGGGACAAGATCCGTGGCGACGATTTGCCGGACGGGCTGGACTTTGCTGTGTTCGATTTCGCCGTCAACAGCGGCGTCAGCCGCGCGTCTAAATACCTTCAGTCTATGGTCGGCGTCACGCAGGACGGCCAGATTGGCCCGAAGACAATCGCCGCCGCCAAAGCCTATCTTGGCGTCAGATTGACAGACATGCGACTAGGCTTCTTAAAAGGACTACCGACATGGGCTACTTTTGGGCGTGGCTGGGCCAATCGGATAAACGACGTTTATGCTGTTGTGCGGGACTTATGCTCGCGCTGACAGGCTGCGCTGATCTGAAGTATTACGAGTGCGTCGCGCGCGACCGCACGTCAAACCCGTGCAATTAGGTAGTGGCCATGTCCGCGGATCAAAGCCTGTTAAGCGCCTATAGATCAAACCCATTAGTAACGGGTTTATTCATCCTAAATATATTGTCTATATTAGGGGCCGGTTATTTCTTAAATGAAAGCGACCGTCGAAATATAGACTATCTCCGCGAGAGAGATAAAGACGTTCAGAAATTCAGAACGACTGTTTTAGAAGTAGTTAGCCATTGTGTTGTCCCAAAGGAGAGGTAAATGATTACGAATTGGATGACCACGATCCCCGGAATCCTGACGCTGCTGTCCGTGTTGTTTCATGCTTGGCAGACGAAAGACGTGAACTGGACGGATCTTCAGAACGCGCTTGTTGCGCTCGGCCTCGTCGCGGCTAAAGATTGGAACGTGACGGGCGGCTCGCGCGGTGAAGGTTGAAAGGGTCAGGTTGCGGAACCTAAGACCGTGGAAGAAACTGCTGCTGATCTTGATAGCGGTAAGTTCTGAAGGCTGCGCCAGCGGGAGCACTTGTCCCCCGCTGGTCGACTATTCAGCCGAACTCCAAACCAAAGCGGCTAAAGAATTACGCGCTCTCCCCAACGACAGCGCTGTCGCTCGGCTTGTCGTCGATTACGGTCAGCTTCGTCGAACGTGCCGGCTTTAAGTTATGGCGCGTTTTATACTGGACCTGTTGGCGTGACGCCGCGTAATCGTCCGCAAACGTCGCCGCAAACAGTTCATAGTTTACCGCGTCGACATGGCTATCCTGGTGCGCCGGTGAGTTGAACGCGCGGGCGTTCTTGACGCAAGCAAGGATGATGGCGATCTCGTAGGGGTGAAAATCACGCCCAATTCGCAGCGTCGCCAGATCCGCCGCAAGCTGGAAATTGTTCTCAATACCGCCGTATCCCTGACCGCGCTGGTCAATAATCTTTGCAGCTTCATACAGTAGTTCTTGCGGGTTCATTTATCATCTCCATGATGGCCGCCCTCTCTCTTAACATGCGCAGCACAGTGTAACGTTGATGCAGGCGCACAAGGATAGTCGAGCGCCGGGCGTGACGCTGTTCTTCCTCCAGTAGGTCTAAGACCTCCTGTTCTGTCAGATCGGCCAGCCGATCATTAAGTTCTTTCCATGTTAGACAGCTCGGCAAGGGCCAACTCCGCTAAAGATTTCTTGTCGTGTAACGCATCCCATATGCGCTCGTCAATAGTTTTATTACACATGACGACATAACACCAGACCTCTCGCGTCTGGCCGCTGCGATGCAGCCGGCCCACGGTTTGTTCGAATAGCTCCAGCGACCACGGCAACGATAGAAACACGATCTTGTTGCCGCCAAACTGGAGGTTTAGCCCGTGGCCGGCGCTTTTGGGATGGATCGCCAAAAGTTCAACCTTGCCGGCGTTCCAGCGCTCGATGGCGTCGGGCGCATCTATTGTAGTAACATTAAATGATCTTTGAAGCTCGGCTAGTTCTTCTTTGTAATTGTAGACGACGATGGTGTTGTCTCGCTGGTTTTCGTCGAGGATGTCTCGGAGAGATTCAAACTTTTGGCGTCCAAACCACTGAGCAATGCCTTGGCTATCATAAGCGAAGCCGGAGGTAAGCTGCTGAAGTTTGTTTGTGACAGCAGCCGCTGTTGGAGCCGTGATCTCTTCATGCACATATTCCTTCTTCATGTTCTCGTATGGCGTGCGGTCGTCAAGATCGCAGCGCATTTCAACGACGTGTAACGGCGGCAGTTTATCCTTATACTCGCCAGGCTCTAGCACGTATGTCGCCGGCTTGATCGTCTCCATGACTTTGGGCAGTGCTTGCGGTAGCGGCTCCCACTGGCCATAGTCGCGGTTGACGCAGTAAAAATATTGTTGAAGAAACGCACCTTTGCTGCGGCCTAGCAGCGTCTGGTCAATGACCTTGCACTGGCCGAACACGTCTTCTAGGCCGTTTGATGTAAACGATCCCGTCAGACCCCAGCGGATCTTAAATTGATCAAGTATCTTAAGCAGGAATTTAAATCGTTTACCGGAAGGATTTTTGAGACGTGTCAGCTCGTCGAATACAATGCCATCAAAGTCTTTCGGATCTATTGACGGGATGTTGTCATAGTTGGTGACGACTATATTCACGTCAGCAGCGAACGCTTTTTTGCGCTGCGCTGGCGTGCCAACAGCGACAGCCATTCTCATGTGTTCGGCCCACTTCGGCCGCTCAACAGGCCACACGTCAGTGCAAACGCGCTTCGGCGCTAACACAAGCCAGCGGTCGCAATAACCTTTAGCCGTCATGTCCGCCATCGCCGTCAATGTAATCGCTGTCTTGCCCGCGCCTACTGGCGCAAGTATCATGGCTCGGTCATGGGCGAAGAGGAAGTCGGCGGCGTCGTGTTGATACGGTCGTAAGTCCATCGGTCAACCTGTTCACGGCTCCAAAGACACGCATAATTTTGGTTAAGCCTGTGCATATCTTCGGCAAATATTTTTTGCAGCGCGGATAGTTTGCCGCCATCTTTTTTTAGCTCTACAAACCACGTTTCACCGTTTGGTAGACAAACGATCCGGTCGCTTACGCCGCGATTTGATAGAGAATTGAACTTGTATGCTATGCCGTTAAGCGATTGAACTGACTTAACAAAATAGCGCTCAATGTCTTTTTCTAGATCTTGCATAAAAAACTATTGACACACTCGTAAAGAAAAGTCTAGTGTCGAAACATTGAAAGGTAAGGTAATGGCGCACAGCAATATCGTCGGCGGTTCGACCGCTAAACGTCTCATCAAATGCCCCGGTTCGCGGGCGCTGGTCAACACAGTCCCTGAAAAGCCCACAAGCAAATACGCTGAAGAAGGCTCGCGTCTGCATGACGCGATGCACATGATCTTGTCGCATGGCGGCAGTGTCGAAGATTATCCTGACAATGAGAAGTTAATCCTTGCACTTGACGCGCTGAACGAGATCGACCCTAATGCGGAGCTTGAGTTTGTCACGGAGGTGAACGTCCATTTCAATGACTTTCTTGCCGGAGTTTACGGTTCTTGCGATCTCGCTGGCCGTATACGCAATCGTGCGATAATCCTCGACTGGAAGTTTGGGGATGGCGTTGCGGTAGACGCCGAAGAAAATGAACAGCTCATGTTCTACACGGCCGCAGGGATGCGGACGGAAGCGCTGCGCTGGGTTTTTGAAGGTGTTGACGAGATCGAACTCGTCATCGTGCAGCCGCCTTACGTTAAGCGCTGGGTGACGACGCCCGGTCGCATCAAGGCGTTTGAGCGCACGCTGTATGATGCCGTGCAGGCGTCATTCAAACCTAACGCGCCGTTCGCTGCTGGCGATCATTGTCGTTGGTGCGCCGCCAAGCCTGTCTGCCCGTTGCTTACAGGTCAGCTTGAGCGCGCTGTTGCGACTAAAGTTAAAGCTATTGATGTGGAGAAAGTCGGCAATGCTCTGGCGTTTGCGATCCTTGCGGAAGAATGGGCTAAAAGCGTCCGTGAACTGGCCCAGACGATGTTGGAAAACAACGCGCCAGTGCCGGGATGGAAGCTCGTCCCCAAGCGCGCCACTCGTCAATGGGTTAATGATGAAGGAGCGCGTGAAGCTCTTGAGCAAATGGGGCTTGATTCCGAAGAATTGATTGTGACCGAACTGAAATCGCCGGCGCAAGTGGAGAAGGTGCTTAAAAAACACAAGCTCGAACTGCCGAAGGATCTCGTCGTCGCAGTCTCAACAGGTCATACAATCGCACCGGAGTCAGATCCGCGTCCGGCTGTCTTGACGATAGGCAAGGACATTCGTTCTGCCTTCTCTAAACTTGAGGTAAAGTAATGTCTAATATTGTGAAGTTCGGCAACGCCAATCTCCCCACCGCTGCGTCTCTTGCTGAGTCGCTGCGTAAGCTCGACACCGAAGCTGCTGTCGGTTCTGCCATCCTGAAAATGGATAAGACCGGCCATTGGGTTTACGGTGCGGATCAGACTGAGATCGACAAAGATGGACGCTGGGCGGTCAATCCGTTCTCGTTCGTTCACGGTTTCATTGCGTGGGGCGAAGGCGAGGTGCTTGGCGAGAAGATGGTGTCCATTACGGAGCCGCTTCCCGAACTGGATGTGCCCCCGCCTGGCGCTAAGCGTGGATGGGAGCCGCAGGTTGGCATGAGCGTCAAGTGCTTAGATGGTGAGGATGCTGGCGTTGAAGCGCGCTACACAGTCACATCTGTTGGTGGTAAGCGCTCTATGCATCAGCTCGCCATGAAGGTTGCCGATCAGGTCGAGAAGAATCAGGACGCGCCAGTGGCCGTCGTGAAACTCGGCTCGGAATATTATCAGCACAAGTCCTACGGTCGCGTCTACACTCCGGTGTTTGACGTGATCGAATGGATTTCGCTCGATGGCGCGCCGGCCGAATCGGTCGATGGCTCCGCTGGTGACACTGGCCGCCGTCGTCGCGGCTGATAATAGGGAGGGCGGCGTAGGGGAACTGCGCCGCCCTTTTTTTCATGGGGCCAAACATGAGCTATCTTTTCCCTTACGCTGGCGATGATCGTCGTCGCGCTAAACTAAAGCCTAAAAAGCCTGCGCCGCTTCAGCATCCCAGACGCGTGCTGCCGCAGGCTCCGGTGCCGGAGCATGTGATTAGTTTTCAAGGTGTGGCGAATATGCCGCTTCCGTTACGTCAGATCATGCTTGAGGTGTGCAAAGAGCATAACGTCGTGCCGATAGATATTGTCGGCACGGACAGCCGTAAGCATGTCGTGCAGGCGCGACGGGTGTATTGCATACGCGCTAAAGAGGAAACGAATTGCAGCTATAGCAAGATCGCACGGTCAATAAATAAAGACCATACGACCGTGATCTATTTCGTAAAACAGGGGTTGGCGGGCTGTTCATTAGAGCCGATGAAGGTGACGCATGTCCCCACGCCGCGCAAGCTGAAAGGCCCCGTCGTCGATCTGACTGCGTTAGAGCAACAGTATTTTGACCTCTCGCAGGAAGGGCTCACGGATAAAGAGATCGCGCAGCGTATGGATAAATCATACGAAGCTGTGCGCCATTACCCCAAACGCATCAAGAGGAAAATGGCGCTGGCTCTTACATTGAAGGAGAAAGATGATGGGCTTTTATCAGGCGCAGAAAATTGAGAAGCTGGAAGCCGATAAAGAGTTGGCGGCGAACTACAGAGACGCTTTTGAGATGCTGGCTAACCAAGCGCGGACGATTGAGAAAAAGCATGAACGCATCGCGGAACTTGAAGCAGCGCTGAAACCGTTTGCTGAATTAGACGCACATTGGGCTGGCGACAAAATGCCTCTTCAGCCTAAGTCGGTCATGCTCAACCCATTGCCGATTCTCTACGCAATAAAGGCTTTAAAAAATGATTGAAGATCTGTCACTATATCTTTTCTTTTACGGCTTCGGCCTAGCATCGGGAGTGTTTGTATCATGGTTAGAATCATATGCTGCGTCGCGCTCATATCGTCATCAGCAGCCGCCCAAGAAATCAGTGTCTGGGGCGGATCAAACGGCCCGGTCGCGACTGAACTGAGCTATCCTAACGAGAACTTCTACTACACGCCCTACGGCCAGATCAGCGCGCCAAAGGTGGGTGACATGACTGTATACAACGGCCCTAATGGAGAGTATCTTGGCTACCGCTTAGAAGGAGGAAACAATGGCGAATGAGATTTGGCGCGATGTCGTCGGGTTTGAAGACGCCTATCAAGTCAGCAATATGGGCCGCGTCAAATCCAAGTCGCGGCTAGTTGCTATGTCAGCATCACATAAGTCGGTCGCTTATTTGAGCCGTCGTGAAGGGCGTTTGTTAAAACCGGGCAGAGCAAGCACCGGATATTTTACGGTTGCACTTGGGCGTGGTAATTCTAGAACATTGCACAGTTTAGTGGCCGAAGCCTTTATTGGCCCGTGTCCTATTGGCTATGAGGTTTTGCATATAGATGGCACACGAACAAATAATCGCGTCGATAATTTACGATACGGAACGCGGCACGAAAATATAATGGACGCCGTTAAACACGGAAGTTGGATGACTAAAGAACGTCATCAGGCGCTCGTCAAAGGTCGTCAAACACGATGGGGCGACCGATGATATTTTGGTGCGATTTTGAAACCAAGAGTGAATGCGATCTGAAGACGACGGGCGTATATAACTATGCACGACACCCATCCACGCAAGTTATCTGTATGTCCTACGCTTATGACGACGGCCTTGTGCAGACATGGCGGCCGGGCGAATCTATGCCGCCAATCAAAAGCCAGATCCGCGCTCATAACGCGGCGTTTGAGCGGCTTATCTTTTGGCATGTCCTAAAGATGGAGATTCCACTTGAGCAATTTTATTGCACTGCTGCGCAGGCTCGGGCGAACTGCGCGCCTGGTAGTCTCGAGGATGTTGGCAGATTCGCCGGCACGGATATGCGTAAGGATCATCGCGGGGCTGCTTTGGTGCGGGCTTGTTGTATTCCTCCTTTTAGAGATGATCTCGTACCCGAACTGATCGAATACTGCGAACAAGACGTGCGCACCATGCGCGCCGCCAGCAAAGCCATGCGGGAGTTGACGCCAGAAGAACTGGAGGACTATCATGTTAACGAGCGCATCAATGATCGTGGCGTTCTTGTCGATCAGCGTCTATGCCGCGCGGCGGTCAAATATGCGGCTGACGAACTTCAAGAGATCGAAGCTACGGTTAAGACCATCACGAACGGTGAGATCACGACTGTCAGAAGCCCTCGAATGCGAGAATGGGTCTTTGAACGTGTTGGATCAGAAGCGCGTAAACTTATGGAACGTGCCGATAAAGTCTCAATCGACAAGTCAGTTCGGGCCAACTTACTGGCCATAGACGATCCCGAAGAGGTGCCTCCCGATGTCAGAGAAGTCATACAATGCGCCGATGACCTATGGGCGTCTTCTGTTGCTAAGTTTAATCGCCTTGATAACCTTGCTTGTGCTGATAGTCGTGTTCGAGGCGCTTTTGTCTTTGCCGGCGGATCAGCGACAGGACGCGCTTCCTCGTATGGCGCACAAGTCCACAACTTCACACGTAAGTGCGCCGATGACCCCGAAGCCGTGCGACATTCAATGGTTCGAGGTCATGCCATTGTGCCTAAATACGGACACCGTGTCACGGACGTATTGCGCGGTATGCTACGGCCAGCCCTGATACCTGAAAAAGGTAAGCAGTTCGTCGTCGCTGACTGGAGCGCCATCGAAGGTCGGGTCAACCCGTGGCTGTCCGGCAGAGGTGAGGATAAGTTACAGGCGTTCCGTGACAGGCTTGACCCTTACATTGTCAACGCGGCGGCTACGTTTCACGTCAAATATGAACAGGTCGATAAGTCGCAGCGTCAGGTCGGTAAAGTTCAGGAGCTGGCGTGCGGATTCGGCGGCGGTGTCGGAGCGTTCGCTGCAATGGGCCGCGTCTATGGTTTGCATTTGCCTGAGCCTGAAGCGAAACGCATGGTCGACGCTTGGCGTCAGGCTAACCCGTGGTCTGTGCCGTTCTGGTCTGATCTTGAGGTTGCTTACATTCGTGCACTGCGCAATCCAGGTAAGATATTCGAAGCTGGTAAAATAAAATACTTGGCCGACAAACAACACCTTTGGTATGCTCTGCCTTCTGGCCGGGTGCTTTGTTACCCGAACGCCCGGTTCGAAGAAGATGGTTCGATCACCTATTCAAAGGCGTCTTGGAAGCCTGCGGCGGATGCTAAAGAGTGGCCTCGGGGTCG